TTGGCTCTCCCAATCTTTTTTTTTTTTTTTTTTTTTTTCCCACCTAATTAATGAATATGAATAAAGTTAAAATATGCAAACACCTTTATAAGTAATATTCCAGAAATTGGATCCATTAAAACCCGACATAAGGTCGATAGTACAATTAAGCCCCGATTTTCAGACAGTTCGGTTCTGCGTGACGGAGGTACCACCCGAAGTGCATCCTGCTACGTCATCTAGACTTGTCTCTAAATTGCGTTCGTCTAATTCCGCAATAGTTTTGTGCTCACCAACACAGTCAAATGTGAGCATATGGCTCTCTTGCAAGCCATCTCGTTTCCACTTTTCCTGGAGGACATCAAACGTATGTTCATGTAGTGTCTCTCCCTTTACAGACCACCAATCTGCAAGCTTCGAATGAAATTCAGCATGTTTCCTACGACCCAAGAACATAGCTTCAATTAGTACACCATGCGTGGTACTCATCATATGACCTAAAAGGTTTTTCTGAGTCCTGCACTTAGTCCAGTTGATAATGTCTCGAATCATATCTTCATCCAAAGCTCCGACGGGTGTTCCGTTAAGTGTAGAAAAGTTTCGACCGAGGAAAGTGACCTCCTGTAATCTTCTAAAGGGCACTGTGACCGGTTTCTTGTCAATATCCGTGTATTTGACGCCATTATCAATGAGAATAGTTGAAAGGATCACATTGTTATAGATCTTCGCAATGCTGGGATTAACACTCTGAATGAGGTCATCTCCATAAATCACTGTATCAACATTCTCTTGATATTTAGCGTAATTTGCCAAGTCATTTCGCTTAGCTTGTCTCATGGCAATCAGCCAAGCCATATACAAGTACATTTGCATGCACATCGTATTCACAACTACTGTGAGCGGTTGCCCAGATGGAGAGCAACATGGTGTTTCAAACAAAGCATTATAGGCAACGTTCAGTGAATTGATAACTTCATCACACAACTTCATCCCCTCGTTCTAATGTGGTGTCCTTCTTCAAGATGTACTTTGTACCAATCATTGATGATCAAATAAACTTTCTTCACCACTTCATGCGGCAAAGTTGGTCCATAGTTCTTAACATCACCAGCGATAATATGCTCATGCCACCTCAAACCTCGCACAAGCTTAACCCAATCTGTACCCAAGCAATTCATTCCTACAGCTGAAAAGGATTTCGGTTCTAGATTTGCCCCATAAAATGCAGCAACGAAATCCAGCATGTATCGACGAACCGCAATGGTATACTCAATCGGACCAGCCTGAATAAGGCGTGGTTTATGAACTTTCTCCTCGCTCCTACGCTCATCTTTCAAGATGCAATGGAAAACTGTTGTCGGTGTCTTCCCAATCATCCTCAAGGCCATGTTAGCTTCATGTACTGCCAATAAACTCTCATGGATATAGACCATCCGACCAGCACTAGTTTCCTTAACATCCACAAGTCCCTTTTTATTCTGGAACTTATAGTTATACGGGAAACCAGTGCTAGTGTTCAAATCCATTCCAGGCATCCGAATCACTCCTTCCACCCCGAGAATAGCCTCAACAACAGACCGGGCACTCTTCACTTCAACTTGTGGTTCAAACAACTTCACATTATCACCAACGCGAGCCCATGCTTCCTCAAGCAAGTCGCGATCCCATTGCACATCTGGCTTATTATTGCCAATCGCCTCCACCATCTTAATCAACCCTGGTTGTACTTCTCCAATCGTCTTGAAATCCACTGGTATCTTAATCGCAGGCCCCAATACTCCAAACAAGGGCGACTTCTTAATTTGCGAATATGTGACTTGACGAACTGGCACTTTCAGCACACCTCGCTGAACAATCCACGGCTGCAATGTTATGTCAGATTCCTGACCACCAATAGTATAAGATTGTAAATCCTGTTCAGTCGCATGAACTAACTGCCCGAGTTCTTCCACCTGTTTAGGTTCAGCCTCGTCAGCTGTCAATTCAAGCAACAATTCACGGGTAACAACCTGTGATCTACCAAAGCGATGTAAAATTCCTCCATTCTCACTACAGACGTGAACTGCAACAATTTTCTTATGCACTCCATCAACCAACAACGACATACAGGCACCATCATACTCTTCCCACGAAACTCCGACATTATTGAAATCATACTGCCATCCAGCAACAATACGATCGTCACCATTATAGTGATTCACGTCGCTACTCTGACTAACAGGTAAGCCAGATATTTTAGTGTCCCTTCTGCAGTTGTAAAAGTCCATTTTCTTCGCCGTGTCTTCAAGATGTTGCTCAGAGATAAAATGAGCTGTAATATCCCGATAAGATGGAATGCGATTTGGAAG